TATTTACGGTCAGTTAAATATGTAAATGCCAAAGAAGTATAAAATAAGTCCAGAAAAGCGTAAGAGTTTGGGTATTACTAGTGGTGTTAACGCTAGTACTGTTAGCCAACTCAAAAAAATCAGTAAGATTAAAAAGCCCAAAATTGAATTACCACAAGTTCCACTATGTGATTTATACATGCGTGTTGATGGTATATGGGTACATAAGGGCAAAAGTTGTCAACTATGCAAACTATTGATTAATAATCCTATTGTTATAGATAAGCATAGATATGTTTGCAAAGTGCTAAATAATAAAGACAGTGAGGAACTTTAACATGCCAGTACATCCAGTCTATAGTAAAGCAGGTAATGTTGTAGGTTATCAGTGGGGTAAATCAGGTAAAGTCTACAAAAAGAAATCAGATGCAGAACGTCAGGGTCGTGCAGCATATGCAGCAGGATATACTGGTGGATACAAGAAAAAATCATAAGGAATAACAAATGAATTACAAAATGGTAAGAGCAGAAGATGGTATTGTATGGGTAACATTACAACCATTATTATCAGATGTTAAAAGTGCATTAGAAAATGCCAAAAATATTGATACTAGTAAAATGCTTGAAGGCGAAAAGCGTGGCGTAGACTTTACAATACTAGCAATGGAAAGCGTACATAACTTTATTAGTAGTTTACTAACAGAACATAATGTTACTGAACTAGTTAATAACGATAAACCAAATTCAGAGGAGACATTTCATTAATGTTTACTACAGATATTTGGAATCGTAAATTCGATAATAAAAAAGTAAACATTATGAACAAAATGATTACTGAATTAAGTTTATACATGAATGAATCAGAATTAGATCGTTGCCTAGACTTTATGTATCAAATAGAAGATAGTAAATTTGATATCAATCCCACAGTTAGTGATTGTAAAACACAGTTAAAACTAATATTGGGTAGTGATCGTTATGATGAGATTGTTAATAAATGGAAAGATAACAATCAGAAAATATTAAGTGTATTTGGTACATTAAAGTATAAAGAAAAAGCAAATGGCAAACTTTGGGACGGACTAGACCCAGAAGATGATCCTAATAATTATGAAAAGGTATATGTATGAAACAATCTAAACCAGTAAAATTACAGCAAACAAATAGTCAGGGTAAAAAAGTAGGTGCTGATAATAAAGCATGTTGGGAAGGATATAGATATCAGGGCACAACAAATGGTCGTGATGTCTGCGTAAAAGTAAAGAAGAAATAATATGTACAACAAGAAACCAAAAACTAAACCAAAGCCAAAGAAGTGATAGAAGAAGAATTAATACGCATTAGCAATATGGATGAACATCAGATATTACTTAAAGTGCGTAACCTAAAGCGTCATAGTAGTATGAGTAAACAAGACCATACAAAACTATGTAATGCAGTAGAGTTAAAATTATTGGATTATGGTTATAGATTAGAATGTGCCTGTTGTGGCACATATAGGGCAGAAAAAATATGAAAGACAGTCACATATATCAACGATTGACTAATCCTAGTGTAGTTAAAACCTACATACATATGATTAACACATATGAATTGGAAACAGTTAATGATTTGTTTAATAATATAACTAAACAAGCAGACGATCATCCACGTTATACAGCAATACTAGAAGCATATAACAATCGTATTAAAACTATATGAAAAACAATCAGAATTCCAAACCAGGGCGCGGTGGATATAGACCTGGTAGTGGGCGTAAGAAAGGTGTTGGTGAAAAGATACGCGCCAGCACAATATTAAATGAAATTTATAAGGTCAATAAGCAAACTTACGCACAATTATTAGTAGAAGAACTAAACAAAGCACGTTTAAGTGGTGATACAAAGTTAGTAGCACAATACCTACAGTGGATTGGTAACAAAGTTGTAGCAGATAAAATCGATGTAGACCATACAACTATGGGCGAGAGTTTACATGCTACATTTAACTTCCCACAAAAAGAATTAACAGATTGGACAGCAATTGACAAAACAATTAAATTAGAGAGCAAATAATATGGAAACAATAACAAGTGAAATTACAACTACACCTATACACATAGATACAAAATATACACATTATACTAGCGACCAATTACTATTTCCTGATATAGGTTTTAGCGAATATACCGTACATACTAAATCACGTTATGGCAACATGCATGTGTTTAGAAATGATGGCATGATTGGCTTTAGCATACAAGCATATGGCGAGTATGGACAATATGAAATCAATTTGCTTAACCATGTTATTGACAGTAACACAATTGTATATGACATTGGTAGCAATATAGGCTTTCATAGTTTAGGCTTAAGTGAAAAAGCCAAACATGTTTATGCCTTTGAGCCAAATGTAAAGAATTACAAATTGTGTAAACTAAACACAAAATTTAACAATAAGATATCATTATACAATGTAGCCTGCAGTAACTATAATGGCACAGGATACATAGAAGATATTGATTTGTCACAGCCTAATAACTATGGCGAAGTGCATGTAAGTAGTGAAGGCATAGAAACAGAATTTGTTAAGTTAGATGATTTTATTGCCAACAATAACATACCTGTCCCGCATGTTATTAAGATTGATGTAGAAGGTCATGAATGGGAAGTATTGCAAGGATTAGATCAGACAATACGCACACATTTGCCTGTGATATTGTATGAACATCAGCATGGTGATTATCTACCTAACATATATGATTACCTTACTGAATTAGGTTATACAATATATTGGTTCCCTTGTGCAAATTATAATCCTATGAACTTTAAAGGTAATACTAACAATTACTTTATGCCAAACAGTGGCGTAGTCAATGCACTAGCACTACCAAAAACATTAGATGTCAAAACTAGTTTGCCTGTTAAAACACATCGTGATCAAACATTTCAAGAGGCAGTAGAACTAGCATTTAAGGCAAATGCACAAAAAAATTAATATACCACTATATGGCGAACAAGCCACAATATTGCGTGATTGGTTAGATACCGATAAGCACTCAATTAATATTGTGCCTGTAGGTAGTGGCAAGACATTTCTTGCTGCTATCGCACTACCTATATTTGCTACAGATTATAGATACCATAAAGGCAAAGACATAATTTATAGTGCGCCAACAGGTGCAATGATTAAATCACTTATTTGGGAACAACTGAAAAATAGTTGCATGGAGCATTTTGGTCTCAAAGATGGTGAGGATATAAACAATAGTGAACTTACAATTAAGTTTCCTAATGGTGTATTCATAAGATGCAAGAGTGCAGAGCAGCGTGAGAATCTACGTGGTCTTAACGTGGGCGTATGGATTGCGGACGAGGCTGCTCTGTACACCCAAGAAACATTGCAAGAAATTACCAATCGATTACGCCCTAGAGTTGGTCAGCCTGATACTGCTGGTCGATTAATTGTAATAAGCACACCTAATGGTACCGGACCGCTATATGATTTATTTAAATTGGCACTAGAAAATAAAGAGCGTTATATAGTCAGACATTATAACTATTTGCAGATGCGTAGTGGCAATCGTAAATTTATAGAAGAACAAAAAAAATTATTAAGTCCACTTAAGTTTGCGCAAGATTATTTGTGCAGTTGGGAAAGCGTACAAGACCAATTTTATTATACATTCGATAAACATAAACATAGTGTTGATAATATTGTTGATAGACATGGTGATCTATATACATTCCACGATTTCAACAAACGTGTGATGTGTGCTATTGTTGCACAAGTCAATCAAGACAAATTAGAAGTGTTAAAAAGTTATGCCATACCTGACTGTAGCACAGAAGGCATAGCAGAAGCAATACGCATAGATTTTCCTAAACGCAGAATCAATAGCATCATAGACATGAGTGGTACACAAGTTAATCGTGATACTACAAGTCCATTTGGTATAACAGATAGAATTATTTTAGAGAAATATGGTTTTACAATTGTTAACAGCAGAAAAAGTAATCCACTGATAGTTGATACTGATAATACCAGTAATGCCTTTATAGCAAGAGGAGGGTTAGTAGTGCCTAGTAATGATCAATTATTATTAGAAGCATTGACAACCTATCACTATGAAGATGGCAGCCGTAAACGATTGGTAAAATATACAGAGCAAAAGTATGCTCACATAGACGGTCTAGGTGACGCACTAAGATATGGTATACATCATCTATTCCCAATTACACATGATCAACCAAGCATACCAGAATATGTAGGTATGGATCAACGCATTGCTAGACAAAATATACCTGGGCGTGAATTTATGCCAGAAAGCCCATTATATCCAGGTGGACCTACATGGGAAGAAATTATTAATGGTACAGAAACAAATGAAGATTATGCAACATGGAGTTAACAAATGACTAGACGTAGAACAGAAACAATATTAGAACGATTGATGCGTAGATCCAATATACCAACAAACAAAGATGGTAGTAACAGCAAAACAAAATGTTGGACATGGACTGGACCAGTAAACAATGCTGGTTATGGTATGATGAAAGTCAGTAAAGAATTAAACATGGCTACTGTGCATAGAATTATGATGGTAGAATATCATGGTACTATCAATTATGGTGACAAACTTGAAGTATTACATGAATGTGGTAACAAACTATGTGTTAACCCACATCATTTAAGTTGTGGTACAATAGTAGAACGTGGACGTTTACAGAAAAAATATAAAGCATATAACAAGATGTTTCATGATCCTAAAATTATGTGGCCTGTCTGTGAGTATTGTGGTAACGCTGATTATCTACCACACTTTAAACGCAAACATAGTGTATGTCAGTATTATTTGAAGCATAAATACATTGCTGCCTCTATAACAGGATATTAAGGAGAATTACAATGGATTTTGATATGATGGTTGAAATGTATGCTATATCAAAGTTTTATATACCACAAGATGACCATTATGATCTTGCCAAAGATGTTGTACGCTATTTGACCGATATGGGTCATAGCACACAAGAAATTGATCGTGCATTTGGTGAATTTCCAGAAGTCATGAAAGCACTAGATGAATTTAGCGTATATACACAAGAAACCGAAGATGTCATGGATATGGACGTAGAAGAATATGTTGATATGGAAAAAGAAGAATACGCTGAAGAAAAATTTGGCGGTGATTATTACGAATATCTTGACGAAGAATAATCACTAGGAATATTACATGAAAAAAGCCCAAGAATTAATACACAAAAATCCAATATACAATGCCATTTATGAACAGATGCTAGGATATCAATATGCATATCTTGGCGGTTATATTTTTAAAACTTATGTTCGTAAAAAGCGCCCTTCAGAGGATAGTAATCTCTATCTAGATTTAGTACAAAACACAGTTGCTCAACCTATCTGTAGGTACATAGTAGATACTATAAATGATGTTTTATTTGAACCAGGTGTTAAACGTGAATTAATTTTCTGCACACCAACTGGTACAAAGATTAATCCAGATACAACTGAATGGTCAGAATTATTTTTATTGGATGCAGATTTAAATAATCGTAGCCTTGATGGCTTTATGGAACAAGTAGGTGATCTAACAAGTATCTATGGACATTGTTGGGTATTTGTTGATATGCCAGTAGAAGGTGATGCAAATTATGGTAGACCATATGTTGTATCAGTTAATCCATTAAATGTATGGGACTGGGAATGGGAATGGTTTGGTGGCAAGCCCATGGTCAAGTACGTCAAAGTATTAGAAAGCGAAGATAAAGATAATTACTATCTAAAGTGTTATCATCTTGGCACAGAAGAATATCCAAGTTATTGGAAGAGTTATAAAGTTGGCAAAAATGTTGCCAAAGGTGATGTAGAAGAAATAGGCACTGGCACATATCCAGCAGGCATGGCAATACCAGGCTTTATCGTTTATGGTCGTCGTGATCCACGTACTATCGATATTGGCGTAAGCGATATTGATAGTGCAAGTGACGCACAACGCGAACATTATAAACTAGAGTGTGAAGCGTATACTTCAGTTCAATTCGCAAAGACTATTATTCGCGCAGATAAAGGTGTAGCCATACCCGTACATGCTGGTGCCATTGTACGTGCAAGTCAGGGTCAAGTAGAAACTATTCCAGTTGATACAGGTGACGTTGATAAAGTAACTAGTCGCCAACGTGAAATTTTAGACAATATAGAAGCCCTAACAGGCTTAGGTGGATTACGCAACACCAAGAATCAAATAGCAAGTGGCGTAGCAATTATTGAAGAACGCAAAACATTACATCGTCTTGCCAAATCAAAGGCACGTTTAATGGAAGTAGCAGAAGAAATGATATTTACATTTGCCGCACGTTTTATGAACATGCGTTGGGCAGGTGAAGTACATTATAATACTGACTATGAAGCGCATGATACAAATTATAGATTAGCATTAATGGGACAAGCAAAACAACTTGTACAAAACAATCCTATTATTGATAATCTAATTGCAAAAGAAATTATTGGTATGCTTGCTCCTGCTGAAAAGATACCACAGTATGAACAAGCATTTATTGATACTATTGCCGATACACAAGTTAAAGAATTGATGACTAAGGATAATCAGACTATTAATAGTCGTGATCTTGGTGATCAAATTAGTACACCAGAACAGTTTGGAGAAACAGAAGCAGTTTATGGTGATACAACAGAATATGATAGTGCAGGTGATTATGGTGCTGGATACAATGATGAAGGTATTGGCACACCAGTCACTTATACTGGACAATCCTATTACACAAATCAGGCTATTGCCACTCAATTGACTGGCATTAACACTGGTAGGTAATTTACGTTTGTTACGTTATAACTAAAGAGGAAATATGTTAGAAAACAATATCGATGGCAACGCCACAGCCCCTGACGCAACACAGGATAATGGTGCAAATGATAAGCAAGTAAATGCAGGTGCCATTCGCAAAAGCACTACAGCAGGAATTTTAAACGCATTGTCACAAGCAAGCGGACAAAATTTTGATAGCGTAGAAGCAGCGATTGGTTACATGGCACGCACTGCGAGTCAAACTAACGTTGGCAACGCACAGCCAATGGATGTCGAACCTACACAAGAATCACGCATGGGGCGTGAAGTAGGTAATGACAACACCGATCTACGCGATCAGTTCATGAAATTACAGCGCGATCTCGCTCAAAAAGAAAGAGCATTACGCATGAAGGAACTTGATGGTGAAATATTACGAAACATGGGCGATAGATTTGATCCTGACTTACAAGACTATGCGTTAAGCAAGATCAAACAAAATCTATCATTCAAGCGTGATGGTTCTTATTCAATCGTTAATTCAAAGGGTCAAGAACGATATGGCATGGATGGTAATCCATTAAACTTAAAGTCATTAGTAGAAGAAATTGCTACAGGTAATCCAAAGTTACTAAAGCAAAATGGTCTATCTAATGGCAGTGGTTTGCGCCCTGGACAACAGACTTTCGCAGGCGCTACACCAGATTCAATACCAGACTATAGCAAAGATCCTGCTGCGTTCAACGCATGGGCGCAAGCAAGAGGCTTAGGTAAGCGTGTTGGATTGAAAGGTGCTAGTGTATCTGCAACTGTGTCTAGTGCAAGCCGTAAAATCGTATAACCAACTTAAGGAGATATTAAAATGGCATACGTACTAGGCGGTGGCAATAACGAAGCCGACGGTTTCACAACTGCAATCGCAAATTTTGCTTTACGTGCAATGCACGAAAGCACAGGACTCGTAGAGTTCACACAGGTCGTTGCCCCTAATCAGGGTAACCAATATTTGGTGCCAAACTTTGCACCAATCACATACCAAGACTATAACCCAGCCGGTTCAGGCAGTGGTGACGGTTTCGGTTCACCTCCATTAGCAGTTGAACAGAATCCATCATTAGGTCAAGGTTCAATCACAGCAACTCCAGCAGTTGCAGCAACAGCATTCGACGTATTCTATGCTTGGACTACATCATTTGAACTTGCTGCTACACTAGGTGCTGAACTTGGTGAATCATATGGTGAAAAGGTTGACATCCGTGTATGTCAGGCTTTCCTATCATTCAAAGCAACACCAGGCAACACTAACTATAGCCCAACACCAGCAGACGGCTTTGCTCGTCCAACTCAGTTAGGCGCTATGGAATTGATGGCATCAGGTCTATCACCTTCAACAGCAGGTTGGACTGATGGCTTCACTGCAAACAGCGTACTAGAAACAGTACGTAACGTAAAGCAGAACTACAAAGTTGCTCGTCTACCAGGAACTCCAATCATCGTATTGGACAGCAATGGTAATGTACAAGGTGGTACAGTTGCAGGACAAGATGGTTCTTCATTGAATCGTTTGTTAGCAGAACTAACAGGTGGTGCAGTAAGCCAATCAGGTGGTTCAAACCTATCAGCACTTGGTAACGAATTGTTATCAACTGGTCGCATTGAATCAGTCTATGGTTGCGCAATTCTATTCACTACATTCTTGTCAGCAACTACTCGCGCATTCTTAGGTCAGCAATCAGCAAGCAATTGCTTAGTTGGTGCATACTTCCACGAAACAGCAATTTTCACTGTTCTTAAGGAAGGTCTACAGATCAAGATGGGTGAGAAGCCAGGCGGATTACAAATGTGGTTAACTGGTCTTGCTTATATGGGTGCAGGCGTAGCCGATCCAAGACGCGGTGGTGCAATCAATATTTACCAGTCTTAATTTAAATTAGTATAGGAACAAACTAATATGTCAGTACCATATCAAAGAGTAAGCAACGCAACAGTACAGGATATTATATTTTATGATCCTGCTGCTGAACGCCGCGCAGCACAAATGAATGTTAATTGGGATGATTACTTTAAAGTAGGTAGTCAAGAAATCCTTTATCAACTAGAGTTTGGTTGGTGGCAAAAGTATTGTGATACTGTTTTAGGTGCAACATATTACACTAACTTACCTAACGGTAGTTTAATTTCATCATTCAACCCAAGTCTGCTCATTAAAAACGATCAGACATTGATACGCCTTGATACATTCATGGCTGTCAAAATATTTTACGAGAGCATTGTATCAGATGTTAGCAACGTTAACGATGTTGACAGAGCAAACTATGATCATGCTCTACGTAGATACCAGTTTGAATGGGAAAAAGCACTACAGTTGATGAATTTCTATGATCTAAACCAAGATGCTCCTAACGGTCCAACGACTAAGTTAGAAGAAAATTGGACAGCAGACGTAGATTATTTCAACAATGATCGTAGGTATTTTTAATGAGTAATGTACCATTAATTGTTAAGCAGAATATTATCGACTACATCAAGGTAGTAGCGGATAATCTTATCCCTATTGTCGAGGTTAGCGGTGTATATCCTGCAGCAGATGATATTGTATCTTATGGTGTCTATGTTGATGATGTTTCTACAATTAGTAGAGAAGTAAATCAATTAGGTATCACTAGATGTGGTAGCATCTACACAATGACCGATCAGTTTCAAATATTGTTTGTTAGTATTCAAGATGATCCTAAATGGATTTTCATTGAAGAACGCATACAAAATATGAGTGCTGATAGTGCATTCTTTAATGGTTATTATGAAGTTACATTTACACAAGATGTTGTAATTGGTAATCGTAGTGAAAAAAGAACCTATACATTTAATTTGAAAAGATTGAATTTTAATGATTGAGCCAAAACGTAAAGGAGAACTACAATGGCATACATTACAGTAAACGAAACAGGCACTTTCCCTGCGTTGATACTGTCAACTGATATTGCTAACTGTAACGTTGGCGCAACTGGTAATGGTTTCCTCGCAGGAGCAAACCTATTAAACGTAACTTGCTTACAAGATGTCACTATCACAAATAGCACAGGCATCTTTAGTTGGACAGATTTCTGTTCAGCAAGTATCAACAAAGTTACTACACCAAGCGACAACGAAATCAGCACTAACATTGTTATCGATGATGAAAAATTCTTTGGTGACAGTGCCGCTGGTAATACTACAGCAGCCTACTATGGTGTTTCTGGTCTAAGCCAGAATCGCGTAGAAGTTGCATTTAGAGTACAGTTGAACAACAGCAGTAACGTTGGAAACCTCGCTCCAGCAAATACTTTTATCTATCATGGTAAGGGTTATTTGAGCAGCGTAGCACCAACTGTATCACCAGACAGTCCAGTGTGGGTGTCACCACTCACAATCGCTGTCACTGGCGATATGGGAAGTGGTCCAAAGGTCTAATAAACCAAACAAAGGAGAGCAGAGAAATCTGCTCTCTTTTTATAAGGTGAACAAATGAACAATACATTTTTAAAAACAAAAGAAGAAAAACTACGCAGCCTAATTGCAGATGAAGCAAAACTTATGCCAATGCTGCAAAATATGGAAGCAACAATTAGACAAATGAAAGCCAAGCAGGCATTTCGTTTAGCATTATTGAATCAACTTTTAGAAGAAGAATTCGATAAATATAGTGGTAATTAAATTATTTAGGAGAAACAAATGAAACTATCACAAATCTGTTCTGAACCACAATTAATTGAAATCAAATTAGACGATGAAGATATTGTAAAACAATATGGCGAACCATTAAGTTTTTATACTTGGGATCGTCAGCCAATGGAAGTATTCATGCGTCTTGCTAATGTAGAAACAAAAAATGCCGGTGAATTAATTAACATTATGAAAACATTAATTCTAGATGATGATGCCAAACCTATCATCAACGATAAAAATATGTTACCTACAGCAGTGTTAATGAAAGCAGTTACAAAGGTGACCGAACAGTTGGGAAAATAACAAATGACACCGTCGATGTCAAAAGTGCAAAGATGGTGTCAATTTTACAGTTAGATGGGCTTGGTAAAAGATATGGAATGTTGCCAAGCGAGGTATTAGGTAGAGGTAATACATTTGATTTATACATAATGGATTGTGCTTTGTCATTTGAACATTATCACAATAAAAAGGCAATGAACAATGGTAAGGCTCCAATACCCGAATATAAACCAAGTGAATTAGAAGAAATATTTAAAACAGGAAAATTGCAAAAGAAATGAGTTTTAAACTTACAGTTAATATTAAAAGTAACATTACTCCAACTCTAAAATCTATGCAAAAAAAGATAGATAAAATTCCTGCGGATGCATATAAATTTTTTGTAAAAGAAACACCTATAAGAAGTGGTAATGCTAGACGTAATACAACATTAAAAAATAAAAAAGATATCGTAGCAAATTATCCATATGCACAACGTTTAGATGAAGGATATAGTAAACAAAGTCCAAAAGGTATGACAGAACCTACTATGGATTTTATTACTGATGAATTTATTAAAATAATGACAGGAAAGAAGTAATATGGCAAATGCTACTGCTAATGTACAATTAAATGTTACTGGTAATGCTCAACAGCAATTACAAAAATTACAAAAATCTGTAAATTCAGTACAAAGTAGTTTTGCTGGATTACGCAATGCATTAGGTGGTATTGCCATAGGAGCATTCGTAACAAATACATTTAGATTTGCTGATGCAATGGATGACCTAAGTAAAGCAACTAATATTGGTTTAGAAAGTGTAGTAGGATTTGGTCGCGCTGTACAACAAAATGGTGGCACATTAGAAGGTGCAGAAAATGCACTTAATAAATTTGTTATTACAATTGGTGAAGCAGCACAAGGCAGTAAAAATGCACAAAGTGCTTTTGCTAAAGTTGGTGTATCATTAAAAGATTTACGTAATTTAAGCGAAGAAGATTTATTACGTAAAACTATTAAAGGTTTGGGTGAGATTAAAGACGCAAGTGAAAGAGCAAAAGTATCTAATGAAATCTTTAGCAAATCATTGCGTGGTACAGATTTAACCGCACTAGCAGGTGATTTTGATAAGGCAACTGGAAGTGCTAAAGCATATGCAGATAGTATAAGATCAGCAGCGGAAGTTCAGCAAACACTAGAAAATACTGTAGGCACATTCAAGAATGAATTATTGGTTGCATTAAAACCATTAACTGATTTTATTAACAAATTAGATAAGGATGACATTGCCAAATTTACTAAGGCAATCGCAGAATTAGCAGTATCCATAGGTGGATTGGTAGCAGTACTTAAAGCAGTACAGATAGTTGGTGCTCTAGCATTAGGCGCCTTTGCAATGATGAGGCAGGGTGCTATTCAAGTTGGAAACACAAGCAAAACAGCAGCAATTCAAGCCAAAGGATTTAGTAAAGCCTGGACTGAAGCAAGTGGTATTATTGAATCAGCCATGGTATTGTTAGTTGGTTTGGCAGCGAGACTTAAAAATATAGGATTCCTATTAGGTGGTATAGTAAGATTTATTGCTCCATTATATGCTGTTGCTGAAATCTTATCACGTATTGTTAGTGGTGGCGATAAAGGCGCACTAGATTATTTTGATACATTAATTAAAAAAATTAAAGATTTTTTAGGCTTAAAAAGTGAAGCAGAAAAATTTGATGCGAGAAAAATGGGTGCGCGTGAGGCAACTCCAGAAGAATCAGGTGTATTTTTTCCTACAGGCGACAACTCAGCAAATCGTGAGATTATAGATAGTAATGAACAATTAAGTTTATCAATTGCTGATGTAACTAAAAGTTACGCTGAACAAAATAATCAATTACAAACCAATTTGGCTAACCAATTAAAATACATGCAGGTTAGCATAGATGAAGCAGAAATATTACAAGCGCAAGATCAAATTAGAGAACGCAGTAATGAAGCCGTAGCCAAATTAGTTGAAATGAAGGATAAATTACAGGATAAAGAAAAAGAATTAATTCCTATAATTGATGCTCAGATTGAAAGTATTAGATTGCAAGAACAAGCGCAAATTACAGCAGTAAAAACAAATATTGAAGCAATACAACAATATAAAAATGCACAAGAAGAATTAAAGGCAAGTATTGAAGATACTGCTCGCGCATTTGCACAAGCAGAAGCAATGCAAGATTTACAAGATCAATTATCATTAGTTGGTCTATATGGTGAAGAATTAGAAAAACAAACAGTAATATTACAAGCACAAAAAGCCTTGCGTGAAGAAATGCAACGTTTAAGTGTTGAATTATTAAATCTAGAAGCACAACGCACTCAATTAGGTGAGGTTGCATATCAACGTGAGCGCCAACGCATAACACAACAAATGATGGATGTCCAATCATTGGCAGAAGCAAAAATTAGTGCCTATGAACAAGAAATGGAAAAGAAAAAACAAATTGATGAAAGTTATGCGGAAGGTGCAGCAAGAGCATTAAAAGATATTGCTGATCAATATAAACCCATTAATTTAGCACAAGAAGCAGTACAAAAAGGTTGGGGCAGAATTAGTGATGCTGTAGATACATTCGTTGAAACAGGCAAATTTAAGTTTAGCGATTTTGCACGTAGTGTTTTACAAGATTTAGCCAAAATGATTGCTAAAGCCTTAATATTTAAGGCTATAAGCGCAGCATTAGGTGCATTTGGATTAAAATTACCTGGACTAGCAGCAGGTGGACCAGCAGAAGCAGGTCAACCATATATTGTTGGTGAAAAGGGTCCAGAACTATTTGTGCCACAAAATAGTGGTAAAGTTATACCTAACAATCAATTAGGTAAAGGTACTGGTGCAGTAAGTGCACCAATCACTAACAATTACAATACATACAACATAAACGCACTTGATGCTAAATCAGTAGCAACATTATTTGCTGAAAATCGCAAAGCAATATTTGGAGCAAACAAAATGGCAGAACGTGAAATGAGTTATGCTGGAGCAAGATAATGGCAGCAGGATTACAAACAATTATAAACAAAGCAAGTGCATTAACTATTGATCGTAGAAAAGTAGTTGGTGTGCAAGTTACACGCAACGAAATACCACGCACTAGCCTTACGCCAACAAAACAACCTTGGCGTTTTACAATCACTATGCCAAGTAGTTTGCGTTATTATAACAATCGTGATTTGTTAGAAGCATTGGATACAATAGATCGTTACACACCGCAATTGGTTACATTTAGTGACAATAGTTGTTTAAGTTGGATATTTAGATATCAAGGTGTAATGAACCAAACACAAATTAATAATCTTACAGTAAGTAGTTTTGTTGGTAATCAACTTGTGTTAAGTGGATTACCTGGTATAGCAGCAAATGCTGTATTGTTTAAACCTAATGACTTAATACAAATAGGTGCACATACATATCCATTTACAAGTACAACACAAATATTGCGTGGCAGCGCAAGCACAGTTACAATCACAACAAACAGACCTAATATTATTACAGGATCAGTAGTTGGCGATGGTATTACTGTTGGTAATGATTGTACATTCAATATGTTTTGTCCAAACATGCCTACTTATAAACTAACACCAGGTGGATTTGTTGGTAGTGACACAACTACACTAAACAATGCATTAATAGAATTTAATGATGATTTTGAATTATATGAATGGGTAGGTACAGCATAATGGCACAAAATATACCTGCAGTTGCTAATGGCGCAGTACAAATTAATAATGCTGAATTTGTAAAGGTTACAATTTACAACGAGTATCCTTATACAAATGCAAATGCTATTACTGCTAACACAACCTATATTATTAAAACTAGTGGCAATACGAATTGGACATCAATAGGTGCAAGCAGTAATGCAGTTGGCACATTCTTTACAGCAAATAATGTTGGCACAGGTAATGGCACAGCAGCCAATGTCACTGTATTAACTTTTAGTAGCAGTTACAAAGATGAAGTTATAAGTGGCAATAGTTACAGTGCCCTAGGTGGTTTATTAAGTGTTGGCGCACAAACTCGTAATTTACGTGCCACAAGTGGCGAAACAGTTATAGCATTATCAGGCATAGATGGTAACAACATATACAATGTTCTTGCTACAAACATACGTGGTAGCGAAGTAGAAGTATATCGTGGTTTTTACAATAACAATATGGTATTAAGCAATGTCTATAATAGATTTAAGGGCGTTGTTACCAGTTATGGTATAAGTGAAGAACGCGAAGAAACAGAAGATAACTTTACAGTAAGTGTAAGTGCTAGCAGTTACAAAACTGTATTAGAAAATCGTATTGCTGGTCGCAAAACAAATAAAGAAAGTTGGCGTTATTTTGATCCAAACGATAGTAGCATGGATCAAGTATATGCTATATCAGGAGTTAACTTTGACTTTGGTGTAACACCTAAAGCAGGTAGCGTTGTGCCTGGTGGCGGTGGCTTCCCAGGTGGCGGTGGATTTCCTGGTGGTGGATTCCCTGGTGGTGCAGGTGGACAGGTAATGGACAGATGATTATTCGTGAAGCAAATAAATTTGATTTACCTTATTTCATAAATTTAATACATCGTATTAATGATATGGATGAACTTGGTGATGTTGTTCAAGGTGAATTAGATGATGAATATCTTAACCAAATATTTGCTACTGTATTAGCAGGTGCAGGTCTTTGCTATATTGCCGAAAGTGATGAGCGTGTAGGTATGATATTAGGTGTAATCAGTCCTAATATGTGGGCACCAAAATACTTGTTTATGCATCAAGTATTGTATTGGGTAGAAGAAGATTATAGAAACACACGCGCAGGTTATATGTTGTTTAAAGAATTTGATAAACAGTGCCAAAAATTAGTTGATATGAAACGCATACATCATGTTACATTAAGCGCACCAAAGACATTAATGGATATGGACTTTGAACGATTTGATTATGAATTAAGTGAAAAAACATGGATCAAAAAAGGTATGAGACATGAGTAAGGTCGTCAAAAAAATTGCTACTGCTGTTGCTGTAGTTGCTGCTGTAGTATTAACAGGTGGTACAGCATTACTTGCAACTATTGGTAAAGCATTAGTTACTGCTGCTGTTAGTATTGGTGTCAGTCGCCTTGTTGCAAAACGCGCAAGTACGCCAGCAGATGCAGGTGGCGAAGGTGGTGCAAGAATACAATTACCTCCTGCTACAGTTAACAAATTGCCTGTCATATATGGTACAGCATTCGTAGGTGGCAGCATAACAGATGCAATGTTAAGCACAGACCAAAAAACAATGTGGTATGTGTTAGCATTAGCAGAACATAGTGATGACCAAGGTGGTGGCGGTGGTAGTTATACATTTGACACTAGTAAATGTTATTATGATGGTAAACAAATACAGTTTGGAACAAATGGTGCAGTTACTGGGCTTATAACAAATACAAGCACACCACAAGTAGATACACGTTGCAATGGTTTCTTATATGTTTATTTGTTTAATAATGGTAGTAGTTCAGGTATAAACACAGGTGGTCAAACTGCCGCACAAATATTAAGCACAACAAATGGTGTACCAGCAAGCAAAGCCTGGGGTGCAGGTCAAACAATGACCAATTGTGCATTTGCTATTGTAAAAGTCATTTACAATTCAGATGCAGGTACAACTGGTGTTGGTCAATTAATGGTTAATATGACTAATAGTTTAGACAAACCAGGTGAATGTATACTTGATTACATGCTTAACAATCGTTATGGTTGTGCTATACCATATGATGCTATTGACACAGCAAGTTTAACTTATTTGGATGCATATGCTGATCAACTAATTGATTACAAACCAGTAGGTTGGAATCCTGGTGATCCATATAGTCAGCAAGCACGTTATCGTATCAATGGTCCATTAGATACAGGATCAAGTTGTTTGAATAATTTACAATTCCTTGTAGATAGTGCTGATAGTTGGTTACAATATAGTGAATTAACTGGCAAATGGAAAGTTGTAGTAAACCAAGATTACCAAGATAATCCTGCCACACCAACATTAAATGATTTGTTTTTAGTTGATAGCAGTAATCTTGTTGGTGGTATAGAAGTAAGTCCTATCGACTTAAACGAAACATATAACCAAATAGAAGTTGCTTATCCAAATACAAATATTAAGGATCAAACAGATTATTATATTATAGATTTGTTTGAGGATGATCCACAATTATTATCACCAAATGAAGCAATTAACAGAATTAATGTTACATTGCCGCTAGTTAATAATGCTGTGCAGGCACGTTACTTGGCTGCTCGTAGAATATATCAAAGTCGTGAAGATTTGGTTATAGCATTTAGATTAGATTTTAGTGGTATACAAGTAGAAGCAGGCGATGTTATTCGTGTTACACACGAAGTTTATGGTTGGACAGATAAACTTTTCCGTGTTAATAATGTAGCAGAAACAAAAGATGAAAGTGGTAATTTGTTTGCTGACATACAAGCATTTGAATATAGCGATCAAATTTATGATGACATTGTAGAAGATTATGTACCAGCATTTAACACAGGTCTAGAGGATCCAAATGTTATTAGTGAACCTGGTGCACCTACTATTGTAACATTTACAGATGCTAATGCGTTGATTACTGGTTTTGAAGTTACAAGTACAACACCAGCAAATGGTATTGTATTGTATATGGACTTTAACTATGGTAATAGTAATGTTGTTACAGACCATAGATTATATCGCACAGTACAACAAGCAAATAGTGCACCTTATGCAGCAAATACAAGTGTAACTATACCAGTCAATGATTTAGCAGCAGGTAATTATTATTGGTCAGCAACTGCTCGTAACAATACTAGTGGCAAGCGTAGTAATAGTAGTGGTGTATTAAATTGGGCTGGTGCAAACATACAACCATATAATCCTAATACTAATACTGGTGGTATTGGTGGTAACCAAGTTAAAAATGGTACCATTGGTATTAATAATATGCAACTTGGATTTAATCAGTTAGGAGCAGCAAATAGTTTTAGTACTAGGGCAGGTAATACATTTACCTTACCTGTTGATATAACAACTGGTGTATATAATGTTCCTGTTTATTTGGATGGTACAGATGTTTTAGCAAATGAATATTTTCCACCATATCAAAATACATCAACAACATCTATGGGTTATGTTAACAATAGTACTGCTCCATGGGAACCTGGTAATGCTGGATTATTAAATATATACAATGGTGATGATAATTGGTGGATTATTGGAGAAGCAACATTTTCACCCGCAGCAACAGTATTATTACGAGAAGGTCAGTATGGATTCGTAGCAAATGCAAATACCACTATACAAGTACTATCAGGTAGAAAATTAGCGAATAATTTAATTGCTGCAGGAACATATTTCACCACTATTGAATTAATACAAGATAAACCATATTTTTATTTTAGTCGTGAATTTGCTAGTGGATCGGGAACAGATACTATTGTTTATATGTTAAGAAATATAGTATCAAATACACAAGTTACAGTTTTTAATGGAGATACACTTGGATATTACGTCAGTACATGATGGTCAAAATTTTATTGCAGAATATTGCAATATAATAGATAATGGCACAATGCAAGAATTTATTGCCTTTGCCAAATCATATAATATTTTTCAAATACCTCGTACAAAAATATACAAAGAAATGTGTGATAAGATTAAAGCACGATTAGATCGTGAGGGTCTGTCTTATGAAACAGTAAGACCAGACTAAATAATATATAGGAATAACTACAATGAGTTTATTATTAAACGGCGCAAAAACAATGACAATAGCAGGCACAGAAATGCAGTGCCTCGAAATTTATACGGGTGAAGCGTATACTTTCCCATTAACATTTACAGATGCTAATGGCAATCCTGCTAATTGTCAGATACCTGCCAATTGGAATATTGCTGCTAGTGCAAATTATTATACATTAACTGATGTAACATATAGTGTTGCTGATCCAAGTGTTGTAACTCTTGGTAATTTAACACTTATGGCAAATCAACCAAGCAATGCCAATTATACATTACAAACAGCATTTAGTAACCGTGCAAATGGTACAGCGTATCTGTATTTAGGTGCAGACATTACAGGAAATGGTGCAAGTACACCAAATGTTGCATTAGCAAACAATACAGCAAATAGTACATTGTTTTTGGTAAGTTTAACTGTAACAAGACAAAGCACAGCAAATGCAAGTTTGAATAACATTAATCGTGAACCACTAGGCTTCATTGTAAGGTATCAATAAACATGTCTGAAATAAATGCCAATTTTATAGTTGAGCAGTCAGCAGTAAACATACAATCAGATAATAATTTAATTACTGTAGATGCTGAACCTATTAGCCTAAATGTATTTTCATTAGGTTTTACTAGTGCTGGTGGTCAACCAGGTAACTTACAATTTAACGATAATGGTAGTTTAGGCGGCGCAGCGAATACAGTTGTTAGTGCTGGTAATGTCAGTTTTACCAATATAAGTAATTTAAAAATTGCTAACGGTAGTAATGGATATTTTTTACAAACAGATGGTACAGGTAATCTAACATGGGCACCAGGTACTGTAACTGCTAATGGTAATGGTACACCAGTAGGTGCCAATACCCAAATACAAGTTACTGATGGGTCAGGTAACTTTGTTAGCGCACCTGGATTTACATTTGATAATAGTACTAATGTTTTTACAACACCTGGCAATGCAGTAATTAATGGTAATGTAAATGCTACAGGAAATGTAACTGCTAGTTATTTTATAGGTAATGGTAGTCAACTAACAGGCATTTCTGGCAATGTTGCAGTAACTAATGCCAATTCAACTAGCAATACAACTTATTATCCTGTATTTGTATCAGGTATAGGTAATGTAGAACCACAAATAGATAATTTTGGTAATATATTAGCCTTTATTCCAAATAGTGGTACACTGAATACAAATATTTTAGATATTGCTACAATTAAAAATAGTAATGGTAATGTTAACATAAGCAATAATGTTATTGTAAATGCTAATGTCACTGCAAATTATTTTATAGGTAATGGTAGTGCATTGACTGATATTACAGGTGCTAATGTTACTGGTCAAGTAGCAAATGCATTAATAGCAGGTACAGTTTATACAAATGCACAACCAAACATAACTAGCGTAGGCACATTGTCATCATTATCTGTTACTGGCAATATAAGTGCAGGTAATGTTACTGGTGCTAATTTAATATCAGCCAATTATTTAACAGGTACATTAACAACAAATGCGCAACCAAATATAACATCAGTAGGAATATTAACTAATTTAACAGTTAATGGAAATGTAACAGCAAATTATTTTAATGGCGACGGCGGTAATATATCAAATATACAAAGTATAGCAAATGGCGTATCTAGTATTACAATACCTACTGCTAATGGTAATATACAAGTTAACCCAGGTGGTATAACAAATCTTGTTACATTTAGTAATATTGGTATGAGATTGTTTACCGATACAATTGCGTTAGGTTCAAGCAGTGCTGCTGGTACACGAACTATAGCAATTGGTTTAAATGCATTAGCAACTAATCCATCATTTGATAGTATAGGTATAGGTGCAAATGCTGGTAGAGTAAATCAAGGCAATGGTGCTGTAGCAATAGGTAGATTTGCGGGTGAGAATAATGCAAATGCTAATAGCATATCAATAGGTTATTTTGCAGGTGGTGGTTTTGCCAATGCTGGTCCAGGTGCTAATGCTATTGCTATCGGGCCCGCTGCTGGTTATAATAATCAAGGTGTAGATACTGTTGCTATAGGTAGCGAAGCAGGTTATTTAAACCAAAAAGATAATAGTATTGCTATAGGTCGTCAAGCAGGATCAAGTAATTTAACAAGCAATAGTATAGCGATAGGTTATCGTGCTGCGTATGGTAATAACCCTATTCCTAATAATTCTATATTTTTAAATGCGACTGGAGCAAATTTTGATGGCGCATTTAATAATACTTGGGCATCAGCAAATGGATTTTTCGTAAGACCAATAAAATTTGCAGGTTATAATTATGTTTTAGGTTATAATGATATTAGTGGTGAAATAAGTTATTATAACACTGCTTCAACATTTGATATTGGAACATCTAATATAACCAATGCAAATATTACCAATTTAACAGTAAGTAGTTCTTTTACAACATCTGGTAACATTACAAGTAATAACCTAGTTGTAAACAATTTTGCTAATGTCAGTGGTAATTTACGTAGCAATAATTTAACAGTTAACAACTTTGCTAATGTCAGCGGTAATATAAATGGTAACAATATTAGCATAACAAATAATTTGTCTGCTGCTAATATTAGTCTTGTAAAATATCAAGAAACAGTCATTGCAGGTGGTAATGCTAATGGTACAATTACACCAAATGCTAGTGCAGGTACAATTTATAATTACACATTAACTGGTAATATTACATTAAACACATTAGCCAATGCTGTTGCTGGTACAAGTATGACACTGATTTTAACACAAGATGCAGTGGGTAATCGTTTATTATCAAGCACTATGAAATTTGCTGGCAACTCACGATCATTAAGTACAACAGCAAATACTACCGATATTATTTCTGTATTTTATGATGGATCAATTTATTACGCAGCATTAAGTAAAGGATATTTGTAATGTTTGCTAGTCGTATAGGATTTTTTGGGCCAATTAATCCTACTTTTGGTAATAGCAGTTTATATACTACTCCTACAAGTGCTAACCGTTATTTAACAATAACTCCACAAACAGGTTTAGTTGATATAAAAAATAGCAATGGTTTTACAGTAGAATATTGGATTTATCCTACAAATTTTGATACTGCTGGTGGTGGTACAACCAATCCAGGTCCTGGAAATAAAAATGGAATAGGAGCAACTTTTTGGTCTTTTGGTCCAGCAAATGATGGAGTCAGTCAAGTTAATAGATTAACTTTATATTATTTTGATTTTGTAAATTCTGCAGCCAGAACTATTAGCACTAATAATAATGCATTAGTTGTTAATACATGGCAAAATATAAGTGTTGTTACAACTACAGCAAGTGGAAATACGACATTTAGTTTGTATATAAATGGTATAAGACAACAAATAGCACTTTCAAATGTAGGCACTTATGGTAATACTGTTACTATAGACAGCACAACGATTAGTTCAAATACTAGTTTTCCTTTTTTAATTGGTAAAGATGTTGGTCCAAGATTAATTGGATATGTCGATGAAATTCGTGTAAGCAACATTAACAGATATAGTGGATCATCATATACAGTTGCCAATCAACCATTTACAGATGATGCTAATACACAATTATTGATACATTGTGATGGTACAAGTGGATCAACAAGTTTTACAGACAGCAGTAGTTTTAATTACACAATAACTAATAATAGTAATTTAGTCACTATAAGTAACCAGGTGGTACTATAATAAATAATAATTATTACCCAATAACTGCGAGATAGCATGGTTGGGTCAACAGCGAGGCAGCGAAGATGGCAAAATTTAGTCAAAACACACTTAACCAAGTGGGTGGTTTCGATGGACAAGTATTAGCACAAGAACTTGTCTATAATCAAAAAGATTTTTGGAATCTAGTATGGTCAAATATTACTAGTTATCCTAGTGGTTGGCAAACAGGCACAACTGCAATTAATTTAACAGGCGCGACTATTGACGCGACTATAATTCGTAGAGCAATTACTAATTTCCGTGACAGTCGTAGTGGATATGACTTTACAATTACTGATTATCCATTAGTTAGTAAGATTACAGATATTACAGCAACTACAACTGGTACAAATGAATTAACATGCACAAGTACAGCAGAATTGTTTATTGGTATGCCTGTACAGTTTCGTGGTACAGTGTTTGGTGGAGTAGCAATTAATACAACATATTATGTGAAAGAAGTTATAACAAGCACTACATTTACAATATCAGCCTCACGTGGTGTTGCACCAAGTTATACACCAGGTGCAGTATTTGCATTAAGTACAGCAAGTGGCACTATGACAATGAATCGTATTGAGCCACTTCCAATCAGTTTAAGTATTACAAATCGTGTAAATGCTAGTGGTAGTTTTACAATGGTTATTGATGAAGAAGTTTGGGAAACAATAGGTCGTGATAGTTTACAAGTCACATATAGTGGCTTACCTGGCGACCCAGATTTAGGTATCAATGCTAGTGACCCAGCATGTTTTACAGGTCGTATAAAAATTAGTTTTCCAGCAAGTGGTACTACACCAGCATATGATGAAAGTATATTCTTACTGTTCCTCGTAGCAAGTGATGGAGTATATAACTAATGGCAAATCAAGTAAGCGTCAATGGTTCTGGCGTAGTACAAGTAAACATAGAACCAACTCCAAACGTAGTAGTACAAGTAGATAGAGCAATTGTCCCACAAGGCGCTACAGGTATAACTGGCGCTACAGGCGCTACGGGTATACAGGGACCTACTGGCGCTACGGGTATACAAGGCAGTACAGGTCCTGCTGGTGCAACTGGCGCAAGTGGTCCACAAGGTGCCACTGGTAATACTGGACCACAGGGTGCAACAGGTATCACTGGTGCTACTGGACAAACAGGAAGTACTGGTCTAACAGGACCAACAGGAGCCACAGGCTTAACAGGTGCTACTGGAGATACTGGTAGTACAGGACCTCAAGGCAGTACAGGCGCTACTGGTATACAGGGCCCACAAGGTGCAACCGGCTTAACAGGTGCTACTGGAGATACAGGTGCTACTGGCTTGACAGGAGCCACAGGACTTACAGGTGCAACTGGACTTACTGGTGCAACTGGAGAAACAGGTGCTACTGGACTTACTGGAGCCACAGGACTTACAGGAGCCACAGGACTTACAGGTGCAACCGGTCTTACTGGAGCAACTGGTGATACCGGTGCTACTGGTATACAGGGCCCACAGGGCGCAACAGGTCTAACAGGAGCCACTGGAGAAACAGGTGCTACTGGTCTAACGGGAGCAACAGGTCTAACAGGAGCAACAGGTCTAACAGGAGCCACTGGACTTACTGGCGCTACAGGTCTAACAGGAGCCACTGGTCTTACTGGTAGTACTGGTGCTACTGGTCTAAATGGTAAAATTGGTTTCCAATATACTTATATCAATAACACAGCAAATGCTGATCCAGGATCAGGTAATTTAAGATTTAATAGCCTAACACCAACATCTATTACAGCAATGTATATTGATAGTAATGGTGGCGGTAGCGTTGTTATTAATCAAGAAATGAATAGATTAGCCAATGTTAATAATACGACTAAAGGCACATTATTCGTTTATGATAATGATAATTTTGAAACAATCAATGCTGATATTACAGCAGTAGCAAATAATACTGGTTATTTTACATTAACATTAGCAAGTACACAAGGTGTATTACCAGCAAATCTTGATGATGTAAGCGTATTAATTGTACAAAATGGTAGCGATGGTGCTACAGGACCACAAGGAGCAACTGGACTCACAGGAGCCACTGGTCTTACTGGTGCAACTGGACTCACAGGAGCAACTGGCAGCACAGGTCCACAAGGAGATACAGGTGCTACTGGCTTAACTGGCGCAACAGGTCTAACAGGTGCTACAGGACTTACAGGAAGCACAGGATCAACTGGTCCACAAGGACCCATTGGTAGCACAGGTGCTACTGGCATACAAGGACCACAAGGAGCGACAGGTGAAACTGGTGCAACTGGACTTACTGGTGCAACTGGACTTACTGGGGCAACTGGTAGTACGGGACCACAGGGAGATATTGGCAGCACAGGTGCAACAGGTGTTCAAGGTCCTATAGGAAGTACTGGCGCTACAGGTATACAAGGTGATATTGGTAGTACGGGTGCTACTGGACCTCAAGGTATACAGGGTAGTACTGGTGCTACTGGTCTAACTGGTGCTACGGGTGTACAAGGACCTATAGGTAGCACTGGAGCAACGGGTGTTCAAGGACAAACTGGTGCAACAGGTGATACTGGAGCAACTGGCGCTACAGGTGATATTGGTCCACAAGGTGCAACTGGACTTACTGGAGCGACTGGATTAACTGGAAGTACAGGAGCAACAGGTATAGATGGTGCTACTGGTCCACAAGGTGCTACTGGACTAACAGGAGCAACAGGAAGCACAGGTCTAACTGGATCAACAGGTCCAGAAGGAGCCACTGGTCTAACTGGAAGCACAGGTAGTACAGGACCTATAGGTAGTACTGGTCCACAAGGTGCTACTGGTGTCGCGGGACCAACTGGTGCTACTGGACCACAAGGATTAAGTACATCAGCATTCAATTATAAGATTGATGCTAATGGACAAACACCACCACCAGCAAGTCAGTACATCATGTACAACAATGCTACACAAACATCATCTACTAATCTTTACATTAGCCATACAACTGCTGATAGTACAGATATTAGTATTTTCTTGGCATTGTTACAAGCAACAGAAGTATTGACGATACAAGATAAAAATAACGCTGCTAATTTCCAACAATGGACTATTAGTGCCGCACCTACAAATAGTGGAACATACACAACTGTTCCTGTAACATTACTAACAAGTGGCGGCACAGGTACTACACCAGGCTTTACTAACAATAGCAATGTCATATTAGCATTAGTGAATGGTGTTACTGGTGCTACTGGAGCACAAGGAAGCACTGGTGCAACTGGCGTAGCAGGACCTACTGGTGCTACTGGCTTAACTGGTAGTACTGGTCCACAAGGAGCAACAGGAGATATTGGTCCTACAGGTGCAACAGGTGTTGTTGGTCCAACGGGACCGCAAGGTGCTACTGGTGATATTGGACCCACTGGTGCTACAGGATTAACTGGTAGTACAGGTCCTATAGGTGCTACAGGTAGCACTGGACCACAGGGACCAACAGGTCCACAAGGAGCAACTGGCGAACAAGGTGCTACTGGCATACAGGGACCAATTGGTAGTACAGGTGCTACAGGTGTACAAGGCTTAACTGGTAGTACTGGCGCAACTGGCGAAACGGGTGCGACTGGTGTGCAAGGCGATGTTGGTGCAACTGGTGCAACAGGTATACAGGGACCTGATGGAGCAACTGGAGCAACGGGTGTTCAAGGACAACAGGGCAGTACGGGTGCAACAGGTATACAGGGTCCAATTGGTGTGACAGGTTCAACAGGACCTCA